CACCCGCAAGCGTCTGCGTGAACGTAAGCTGGTACTGAGAGCCAATCTGGCCGAGGCCGCCATACCCTCTCGCAACACCACCAGTTACGGTGCCTGCAATGAGACCCGTCACAATTGCGAAGCAACCGTTCGCCGACGTGTTGACAGTGTTCGCGGCCGACTGTGGAGGCGCAGCGACACTGTAATTTCCGGCGAGTGCGTCGTAAAGACGAGCACCGAGCATGCACATTGGCGGCACGGCCACGTTAAGGGTCAGAGTAGTTCCGTTGACCGTGAATGCATTTGCAGTGCCGCCGCCGTTAGCACCAGATGCGGCGCCATAAAGGTCACCACCCGGAAAGTTCGTCGTCCAGACAGGCTGGTAATTAAAGAAAGGAACAAGAACGTTCTGCCCAGATGTAAAACCCGCGGGAAGCTTGACTGAAGTCGATGCAGTGGCAATGTAAAAGCCAATGCCACCCTTGCCAGCCTCGCCACCCTGTACAGTGCTGGGCACAAAGGCGTACGCCTTACCTGCAGCAAGAAACGGCCACTGTGCAGCGGTACCAGAGGTTGGAGCATATCCAGATGCAGACGTCAGCGTAGTGCTGCACGTAGCGTTTGAAGACCAAACCGAAGGCCATGAACCGTTTGGAATGTCACCAAAATTATTTGTAACGCTGTAGGTCGAAAAGTTACCCGAGTTGTTCTGCACATCGTCGCGACCCCATGCAAACGTGTCGGCATTCGTAGGGGTCGTGCGCTGCTTAAGATTCTCCTGGGTCGACGTCAGCATAAGCTGCTCGCGAAGCGTATCGCCGTTCGTAGTTACAGTGCAGTCGTTGAGCGTCGCAGTCATGTTGACAAGGCTGGACTGGACCGGAAACTGCGTCCACGCAAGATCCTTGCCACTTACGGCAGAGCACCAGCCACTCTGCGAGCCTGCAATGCCACCAGTCTGAAGCGCCATACCGTTATCCGCGCCAATCGAAATACCCGCAGTGAACTGCGACATGGATACATCAGGCACATCAAAGTTCGTAGGGAAGCACATCGTAAAGCCTTCTCCCGCACTTGCGGCAGCAAGAGGCGGTGAGAAATTGAGAATAATAATGCTGTCATTGCTCGAAGTTGCGGAAGTTACGAAGGTATTAGGGGCGAATCCCGAACCAAAGAGCAGCGCCGGCTGACCATTCTGATAAGCCGCGAGGATAAAAGCAACCAAAGTAGCATCCATGGTCGACTTCGTAACAATTGCGCCCGCCTGAAAAAAAGCAGTCGTCGTGAGGGATGTAGCGTTGGCACTAAGAGCATTAAAAGTTCCAGTATAAATCTGCTTGTATCCAGTACCACGCGCACCACCGTAGAAAAGCTGGGCGTTATACGAAAGGGGCGTAGAGAGCTGGATCTTGCGGTCAATGAAAACGTTGAGAGAAGGCACAAGCACCTGAAAAGTCATCTGGGAGCTGGACGCGGAAATGGCCTGAAAGGGGGCGACACTGATAGACAGTGCACCCTTCTGCACGGCGTACGCCGGCTCATCCTGTATGAGTCGTGCATCCGTGACCGCCACCTTCTGGATCTTCGACATTTTGGCCTTAAAACTGCTGATAGGTGTTTACAGATGCTAAAAGAGTGACGATCAAGCGACGCACTCAGTGAAGTATCGTGACGAGTGCACACGAAACTACACTACTTGAGCTGGAAAACCCAGCGCAAGTTTGCGCTTCCTCCGTTTGAAAGCGAAAGCGGTCTGTACATCTGCTCGGTCGTACGCAAGAAGAGCTGGAAGTCAAACTGGTTGAAAACGCGACCCGACTGAAGTGCCATAAAAACAGGCGTTGCTGGATCAAAAAGAACTTCATTGCGAAACTCCTGTCCAGTCTGCATGTTTGCGAGCGGCTTAATGTTAAGCTCTGCAAGGATTTTTAGAGTGTTGCCGTTAGTCTGGACGGTCTGTGGCTGTCCCGCGTCATTCAGGATGTACGCAGGTGCTACCTGATCAGGCTCGATCGGTACATTTCCAGTCGCAACAATAATTGCATCAAAGCTGTTCCACCTCAAGCCAACTGAAGGGTAGTCCTGGGGGTACATGTAAAGGTATGGCACTGTGCCACCAAGTCGCCCATACGGCAAATAAGTCGCTGCCAATCCAGCTGTGCTCACCGCCGTAGAGGTTAGCGGCAGAGGAGTGGCCACGTTCAAACCCGCGACAATTGCCTGGGGGACGTAGCGAATGTAGGACGTTGTAAGCTGCGTCCTTGGATCAAAATAGCTCAGACGAAGACACGGCCAATTGCCAAAAAGCTGGTGGAAGTAGTCATCGACCTCAACGTATGCGCGCTCATCGAAGGACACGTAAGGACGGCGCGCAACAACGTAAGGCGGTGTTGTGAGCATGTTTGTGCCCGTAATTCCCCACGAATCTCGTGCAATGTCATTTAGCGCCGCATTCACGGCGTAATGCTGGGTGTTCAGCGTGTCGTCTACAAATCCATAATAGCCATCGTCAACGTTTGCGGTAATTGTGCCGCCGTAACCATAGCTGTCAAGGTTAAGCGTAAAGAGGTTTGTAGAAGAGTTGTAGGACACGTAAGGAGCCAAAGTTCCGATAGACGCGAGCATGGGTGGAGTTGAGAGGCCTCCAGCTAAAACATAACACCAAGCCTGAGGCGACCACCCATTTGCAGACGTTACATTTGATGCAGGCGGGGGGCCGGTCGTCGTTGCTGTAGCTCCAAAATAAACCATTATATAACTACCACCACCCGCATTATATGTTGACGTTACAACATCGCCAGTCAAATAAATTTTTCCATTTTGATAGGAATTGCAGTAGCTAGCACCACATGGAACCCAATTAATCGAACTTGATGGAATGTCGCTAGAACTGGTTGCAATTTGACATACATAAGCAACACCCTGGTAAACAACGGAATTTCCAACGCTATAAGATGCAGGCGACCATTGATTAATAGCAAGGCAATTACCATTAATTAGATTCTTTAGTTGCCTTGTCAGACACTGTTCGCTAATCACCACATTGGCGTCGTACTCATCATAAACACAGCGCTGGAACGTAGGGTTAATGACCTGGTTCAAAAAGTGATCATAGCTGTAGCAATCAAAGTATGTCGTAAAATTGTTGTCTGCCACGTCACTTGCGCTCGGGATATTAGTATTTGCGTCCTCAGGGACCCAGCGCACCGTCTTATACGTGGACATGTTGACGGTCGAGCGAAACCCGAGTTGGTATGCGCGCGGGCAAAGGACGGTAGTGCCGGGTGCGACCGCAAAAACCTGGCCAGGGACAAACCCAAGAAGCTTGCAGGCCTGCAAAATGCCCTCCTTGCTCGCACCCGACGTGGTCGTCTGCGCTGTGCCCACGGGCAACGAAAAATCGAGATACAAAGTGGCAAACGTGTCATTGTTCTGGATTGAATATTGCTGTGTCATTGCAATGGAAGGACTTGCAGTTGGCGACGTGACGTTGATGGTAATACCCGTAGCCGTGGCGAGTGCCGTCTGTAGCCTTGATGCCACAGTTGTCGCAAGCGTATCACTGGAAACACCTATAGCGGCCAAATTGATTGCGCCTGACTTAATTGGGTACCCACTCACATCGGCACCTGTGAGGTTTGTACACGTCGTATACCACGGGATCCACCCGTAATTAGGCCACGCCGCATACAACCAATCCGATGTTTCCTGGGGACCAAGCACTTGCTGCTTGTTTGCCGAATACACTGGACCGGTCCACGTTAAGGAAATGCCGGGTTGCGCAGTGCACTCCCAATACTGTGTTCCGTTTTCAGTGATAAGCGCTGAAGGCCTCGCGACAAAAAGAGGGATCTCATCCGTCTTGATCGAGGCGCGCACAAGCGCCATCGTATAATTGTCGGTGTTGCCTACGATGGGCTGCGTACGCGTGTCGGAAAACTTTGCAAACCGACCGTGCGCGCCATTCTGAGTTACGCCGTTATCGAACGATGTCCTGCACACCACATTCGTGTCGTAGTGAACACTCCCGTCGCCTCGCTTCATCATACGCGAG